TCAAGGTTTCAATTAACTTGGGGAGAATTTGCAGCCATAAAAAAGTTGGTTAAGAAAATAGAATAGTTTGACACACAAAAACTTTAATTATGACACCAAAACAAAAAGCAAACGACTTAGTAGATTCTTTTAGAATAATATTGATGAATGAAGATACTGATTGCGGAAATGAAATATTGTGTAATATGATAGCAATTAAACACGCAGAAATATGTGTAAATGAAGCAATGGAACACGCTCAAATGATACCAACGGCTTACGAAGGTTATGAAAATGCCTATCAATATTTTCTAAAAGTAAGGCACGAACTTAGCTTATTGTAGTTAACGATTGTGTATGGTGCGAACGCCTTTAGGCTTTGCAATATACACCATGTTAGCAAATCGTTTTATTAACAGTATGGTTATCAGTCAGTAAATATAAGTTGAGTAAAAAGTCAAAACGATAAAAAATGGGAATAATTATCAAAATTTTAGTATCAGTTATTTTAGTGTCTGGATTGGCAGTTGTCGTATGGTCAGTAGTTGCAGTAATTAGACATTACATTAATATTAGAAATAAATAGTCCGACTAATTGTAATATAAACCCAATGAGTATTATTAAAAAGAACTTATTAGCTCTTTTGTCATTTTTAGAGTTTTCTCTATTAAATTTCTCAAAGGTAGAATCAATAGATTTTTTTAGAAAGTCAATTTTGTTGTCTGAATTATACGAACCTATAGACATTAGTCCACCTATATTTAGGTTTGGTAATTCTCTGAATGGGACAACTTTTAATAAAAATATTTTTGCGACTCCAAATATATCGAGTACGAGTCCAACGAAACTGAGTATAAATCCTAATAAAAGCATAAGTAGTAATGTTTGCTAACAAAGTTATAAGAAACACTAAAATATTTAAAAATGGATAACCTAACAAACATATTAATAGTAGCAACTATAATAGTAACCCTTCAGTTAATTGCTTTTAGCGTAACTTTGTGGATGATGTACAAGTACCAAAAGAAGCAGGACGACAAGAGTAAGACCAACGGTTGGGAGGATTACTTTGTAAATGGCTACCAATAAAATAAACAACCCAAAACAAAGCAGTTAGTTAGAAAGCTGCATAGGGTAAACAAAAGAAACCATGGCATACACTGAGGAAAGGAAAGATAAATGTTTTAATGAAATTCTATTAAGAATAAGGGAAGGGGAAACCGTTAGAGGAATCCTTAGGGATAAAAGCCTGCCAAGTACAGAAACATTCTTTAAGTGGTTAGACAATGACGAAATCAAAACGAAACGATACGTGCGTGCGATTAACACAAGAACCCACGCAAAGTTTGAAAGCATAGAATCCGATTACTCAGAAGAACCGCAAAGGGATAAGGAAACTGGCAAGATAGATACTGGCTGGGTTCAATTGCAACGGTTAAAAATTGATGCAAAGAAGTGGGAGTTGTCAAAGTTAATGCCTAAGAAGTACGGCGATAAAGTACAAACGGAAAACGTAAATAAGAACTTTGATTTATCCAAGCTAAGCGAAGAGGAATTTCAAGCCCAACTCGACAAAGCTAATAAGGTTTTGAATGGATAGATCCAAGGCGTTAGAGATAATAAAGGACGGGGCAAGGCGTAAAGCAAGAGCCACCTTAAAGGATTATACCGAGTACACAACCACTGGGTTTGATTGGCAGCCTTACCACGTAGCTTACTATGAAATATTAGATAGGTTTGCAAAAGGTAAGATTAAGAAACTAATGGTATCTATGCCACCTCAACATGGCAAATCAGAAGGAAGCACAAGACGGCTACCTTCTTTTATGTTTGGTTTAAATCCGAATACAAGGCTTGCTATAACTTCTTACAATTCTACTATTGCCCGAAAGTTTAACCGGGACAATCAAAGGATTATAGACACGCCAGAGTATCATTCTTTATTTCCTAATACAACACTAAACAAAAGTAACGTTGTAACGGTAGCAAGTAGCTATCTAAGGAACTCAGAAGAATTTGAGATAGTTGGACACAAAGGGATGTTGAAAGCAGTAGGAAGGGGCGGTGCGTTAACCTCTATTACTTTGGATTGTGTTATAATGGATGACCTTTATAAAGACTACCAAGAAGGAAGCAGCCCCGTAATTAGGGAGTCGGCTTGGGATTGGTACACCTCAGTTGTTAAAACAAGGTTACACAATGAAAGCCAACAGCTGATAGTATTCACAAGATGGCACGAAGAGGACGTAATAGGAAGGATAGAAGAGAATGAAAAAGTAAACGTTATAAATGATTTAAGCGAGCTAGACGGACTTAACCCTAAAGAATGGGTGAAAATAAACTTTGAAGCAATTAAGATGACTGAGCCCACTCCAATAGACAATAGACTAAAAGGAGAATCATTATGGGAAAATAGGCACTCGATTGAAAAGTTAGAAGAAGAAAGGCGAATAGATCCGAACAAGTTTGAATGCTTACACCAAGGAAACCCAACATCAAAAGAGGGTTTACTATACTCAGGAGAGTGGAGGACTTACGATAGGATACCTGAGGGGGTAACAAAGAAAGGAAATTACACTGATACAGCTGATGCGGGTGCTGATTACCTTTGTTCTGTTTGTTACGATAAGGTAGGCGATGACATTTATATTACCGATATTCTTTACACTTTGGATGGAATGGAAATGACCGAAGCGATGTTACCCAAGATGTTGAATGATACTGGAACAAAGCAAGCTGATTTTGAAAGCAACAACGGTGGGCGGTACTTTGCTATTAATGTACAAAAGAATACTAAGTGTGCAATCAGCTGGTTTCATCAATCGCTTAACAAAGAATCAAGAATAATAAGTAACTCCGCTCAGGTTCAAAGACACGTGCTATTTCCAAAGGATTGGCATAGTAAGTGGGGAATGTTTTGGAAGCACCTAACGGGCTTTAAAAAGAACTTTAGAGCAAATACCCAAGATGGCGCACCAGATGTGTTAACAGGCATAGTAGAAAAGAATATAGCATTTAAAAATCCGAATCAACCGAAATATGAAAATCAAGATACCAAATTCGTCAAAGGAGATTCCACAGGCTTTAATGCAAGCCCTTGGAACGCAGACCGAAAAGGAGCAAGTGAAAACTTTTTTTAGGCACATAGGTTATGACACCGCTTTGTTTTCTGAGGATGATCAACTTGCAATCCTTTACACTTTCATTTACAAGATAAGTAATGAGGATGTCGGAGAGCCGGAGAAGGTTATAAATTACAACGGTAAGTCATTTAAAAGAATCGACGACCTTATGGATATGCCTTTAAAGTTCTTAGTTGAGTTGGTAAACATCGACGTGAATAGTGAAACCTTTGAATTTTTCTATGCGGTTACTGCTTTAATTTATCGTAAAGATTGGGATAAGCCATTTAATAAAAATGAATATTTAGAAAATCAAAAGTTCTTTTTTGATGCACCTTTCATTTACTCCCTTTATTCCATGAAATTGTTTAGCGAATTAATTGTAAATTTGCAAGAGAATTATCCAGTACTTTACAAAGGGGAGCAAGTAGAGGAGAATGATGGCAGGAAGATGTACGGATTGCTAAAGATATTGAGTAATGATGACGCCACCAAAATGGAAAAAGCCGAGCAGATGCCAATATGGAGAGCGTTTAGTTGGATGGAACAAACAAGGATTGAAGAAATAAATAAAAAGAATCATGCAAACGTCAATTGAACAAGTAATAGAAAACTTTAAAACGTTAGTTGAAGCAAACTTTGACGAGATAAACGTTGTGGATTTCCAAAAGTATGGCGATGCAGGGTTGGATAAAAATGGAGTTCAGCTTATTTATGACTTGGAGGACAACCTTGGAACATACGACTTGAATGTTGATACCTTAAACGTTCACTTTGAAATATTGGATTTACTTAGTACTATACAAGATCCAGATGAGAGAAGAAAGTTTGTAATATCCGACTGCAATAGTATCGGCTCAATGTTGGTATCCTACATCCGTAATGAGAGTGCCTTTACTATTCAGGATAGCGTTAACGTCACTAAGGTTGAAAAGAGATACAAGGACGGCTTGGGAGGTGTGGAGTTCAATCTTACGTTTACCCTTCAAAAAACCTGCTTAGTATAATGGAACACGAAAATCTTTTAATAGCACTAAAGACTTACGCTGATGAATCTATTAAGCAAGCTAAAAGCAATCTAAACTTAACTGGATTTGCAGGCAAGAAACGCAAAACAAACAATACTAAAAGTCTTAGTAATGGACTTGGTTATGACATTAAAGAAAAAGATGGCAGCACAATAGTTGAATTTACAACCCAAGAAGAGTACGGGATATTTATAGAGAAGGGAGTTAACGGATGGAAGAAAAGCCAAAAGTCAACCTTTAGTTTTAAGAAAAAGAACCTTGCGAAAGGCGTAATGGAAGAGTACATTAAAACTTCTCGAATGAGATTGAGGAAAGTATTTAAAAATTCAAGCGGTCAAAAGGTATCTCAATTCGTTCCTAAGACAGAAGCCAACATTAAGGCAGCAGCTTTTATGATGGGTAGAGCAATTGCAAGAGATGGGATAGTAAGGACTAACTTTATGAGTAAAGCAAATGCAAGGGCTTTTAAAGAACAAAGGCAGAATCTTGAACAAGCCCAAGTAATGGATTTAGCTTTTGAGATTAACGACAAATTAAGAAAACAAGGATTTAACGTAACTAAAAGATAATGGCAACAACAGTAGACTACAAGCATACAGACCCAGAGATTGGGGTTTATGGCGCTTACAACCCATTTGCAGTAATCATTGAGAACTTGGAAGAGCCTGCCTTCCATCTTACTTTTAGGGTTAAGGTAACACCAATGAATGATACGACTAAAGTAGTTGAGAAGATAGTCAACCCAATGGGGTCAACTGGCAGGGTAATAGTTGAGCCTTTAAAGTTAATGCAGGATTCTTTTTTTAAATCAGACTATAAAGGTTCAACAGAACATTCTCAACCAGAATCTTAT